CAACTATAAAGTTACAAAAATATAACGAGATTACCAACTTTTTTGAGTATTATCCTTATCCCGAGTTCAGGTTATAATAGACAATGCACCGTTGATTACGTACGAACTCCAGTCGCCTATATCGAGCAGGTAATCGGCTGACTTAACTGATAGCTGCTGATCCGAAGTACCGTTAATGTCTACTACTATCTCACACGCCTTACCAGCGTCTGTGCGTGCGCCACGCATAACTGTTGTACCGTATGCAATGGTAGGATATAACTTCATTGCAGGTGTCAGGCGCAGAACTATCGAGTTCGTAGTAGCGTCAGCCTGTGCCGATGTACGTACGGTGATTGCTCCTTCAGCCGTCTTGGAGTCGTAATCTCCGAAGCTGTATTTGCTCTGCAGATATTGAATACGCTTCTTCACCCACGCTACTTCAGGCGACTGTCCATCGCCGAGCGACTGCCCCAGTGGGTCGGTATCGTTGGTGTATTTGCCCTGCAGCATGGCAAGTTTCATCTGCTCGTAGAGCTTTCCATCCTCGTTATAGAGCATAGAAGAGAAGTTGTCTATCACGCGGAAGAAGTACTTCTGAAAGAATGCAAACAACTTCTGCTGATGCGTTCCCTTCTGCAATCCGCCCAGTTCCTCCATTTTGGCAAGCATTCTGCGCATCATCTGTGCGCGCTCTTCGGGATATGCCTGCTCCATGAGATTCCATAGGACCGACTTCTCGCCGTTCCACACTGGCGTACCGTCAGCGTAGGTGTCGTGATATTCTACCCAATAGGGTTTCTTCATTAATCCTTGGTTAATGACCGTGAAGATAGTATCGAGGTCATCTTGTCTGAACTTCCATTTACTATTTGTCATATCTATTCTGCATTAAAATTATACGGGTATATGTTCTTTGCGCAGTTATCGGTCGCTGCAACTGCTTCAATATATAGTTGATGGTATAAGGTATCACTGATGTCCCAGTACTGTGGCTGCTCAGCACGGAACTTCTGAATACGTGCTGACTTGAATAACTCATTGAGTTGGGTTGCATCACTAACCGAGTTGAATATCGTCTCGGTTAGTCCGTACTTATCACCGACTAACTGCTGGCGAAGATTAACCACCGACACACCGCTATCGAGTGTTGAAGGACAGAACTTCTTATACAAGCTATCATAATAGTATAGGTTGTATTGGTTGGGGTCACCAGCCTTTGCAATCCAATACTCAATGTGTGTTGAATGCGGGTCAGCATTCAGTTCGTCAAGTGTACCATTGAATGGCTCAATGAATGTGTTACACGAATAGATGATATTATAAGCAGTGATATACGACTCTACGAGCTGCTCTGCTCGCTGACGAGTCTCATTGTCTGCTGTTGTCTTATCATCCGCTGGGAGGTCAGCATAATCTAAGTCCCAACAGTTCTCCCAAGAGAGTTCAGATACTTGGTACTGATAGGCTTCTTCCTCCGTATTGTAGCGTATTCTTCGTTTGTCCCAAGGCACTTGATACAGGGTAAGGCGTGGCGAGTTGTCAGAACCTTCTATAGATAGGAGGTCAGGGAAAAGGTCCTTATCATATCCGAAGGTTGCAGCATCTCCTTTATCTGGTCCGATGGTGAACAAACCGACGAACTTGTATGTAACCGTCCCGTCTTCTGCTGTTTGCTTTTCGAAGCCAACGAATGTCTCTTGGTAGATTGATACTCTTGCTTCGCTGTTCTGCTCGATACCCTCATTTGTTAATCCTACAGCTTTCCATAGGTCGGTAAATGAGTTTACAGAACCCATCTTGTGGTATTGCATTGAAGAAGCGATATTCTTCTTTCCTGTCAGCTTGGAAATCTTCGGCAAGTTCTTGAACAGTTCAAACTTCTTCTGTGCTGTTTGTCCATCTTCATACACAATGGTCGTATCCTTTGCCACCTTCGCCTTCCAGTTCCATAGGTAGTAGAGCATAGAAGATGTACCTTGACCTTGTAATTGAAGATTGGTAATCGTCAAGCGGTTAAGGTTAGTGTTACCGTCTTTAGGATATATCTCAAGTGTTCCCTTTGGACGATATGATTTACCATACTCATACGCTGGGAGTGGCTTATCGAAAGTAAAGACATTAACCTTGCCACGCACCTTATCGAAGTCAACCGTAGTACCTAGCGTATCGTATATGTCGTTGTCCAGCTTTTCAGCACTCTTCTCGCCAACCGTTGCGAGGGCATTGATGTAGTCCTGATGTACGTTAGCAGCGTCCATCGCACTGTCGTAAATTCGCACTGAATAGAGATCAACGTCCGCCTTATCCGAGCCTACGACAATCTGACCACCGTCTGCCGTCTGCATGCTATCCGTAAGTAGATAAGCGAACTTGCGCGCCTCGATGCCGTCAATGTAGATATAGACGAGGTTAAGGTAGTAGGTATTTGCGTTCAGAACGTAAGTGTACTTCTTCGGAGAGATAACCAGTGCCAGGCGAATGCGTACGCCATCGTCCATCTGCATAGCCTGTACGTCGGCGTTATGCTCGCTACGAGTTGCGAACATCAGGCTCGATGCACGCACCTTCAGCCCGATATACTGCTTCTGATAAGGTACGGCAATGGAGATGCATTCGGCGTCATAGTCGGACGTGTTGTTTACCTGATAGTCAATCTCAATAGTCTTTCCCAATTGCGCTGCTTCCGTACTGAAGGGCTTGTAATCGATAGTGAGGCGTGAGCCAGCAGTAAGGCGCAGCGTTCGTGCACCAGCTTCGTCAGTAACCCAGCCATCGCGTGAGAAAGAGACGCCTTGCCATTCTGCCCCGACCCGTTCAGATGTTATCAGGTTCTTAATCACGGCATGGTCGGTGTCGGTATTATTGCGATTCTTTGCGTTGAAGTAGAACACAGCTCCAGCAGTAGCGGAATAGCCTTGCGAGTTATCTACGGGGAAGGGAATTGCATCACGCAATCGAACCTCGTCAGTAGGGTGAGTTCTGAACCCAATTAACGCAGTGAAATCAGAGTTATCTATTGTCTCAACCTCAAGCGAAAGCGTATATTGCATCTTTGTTTGCGTCAGCGTGTTCTCTGACACATTCTCCTGAAGCACCTCGTTATCCTTCTTCATCAGGATTGACAGTGGCGTTGTAACTGCCTTGCCGTCGTATACTGCGTACTCCAGCACCTTGTTCTCGTACCAGTTCAGCAGCTTCTCTGCCTTGTTGTTTACCACCACCATCTTCACTGCATCGTTGTTAGCAACTGCCATGAAGTCGTATCCTACAGGCGTAGTTTGTACGGTATTGTCTTCGTTGGAAAGCCACGCAGAGAGGTGGAATATACCAGTCTTGTTGGTGAAAGGCACGGTGTAAGCTACAGGCGAAGATGTGTAAGTAGCAGTACCAAACTGGCGTTCGTACATCTGCTCGTAGCCTTCACCCGTAATCTTCACGTGCAGCGTCTTGCTAATATTGCCGCTAATGTAACACGGAAGCACTATGTCGCCTTGGTAAGCCTTCCACCAATTGAACTCGGATATGGAGAGGAAGAGGGCAGAAAGCGTAACAGAATAGACGAGTGCAGGGGAGGTTTGGCCCGTTACCTCACCCGTAATCTTCACCATGATGTTGTTCTGTCCACTCTCCAGGAAGCGGAATACATCAACTGTGGTTACGGTGTTAGACTGGCAGCGTCCACGTGCTTTTGAAATGAAAGTACCGTCTCCCGCCTTGGCGAATATCTCGTATGTGCCCCATTCACCCGTATCCAGATACTCCGTCTGACCCACATCTTTCGTCCGCGATATGAACATGAAGCGAATGGGGCACTCGCCTGCCGACTTCGAAGCAGACAGCGTAGTAGACGCCGACTGGTTATTAGCACGAAGGTAATACAGAATAGACTGCTGCTGTCCACCACCTTGCCCGATGCCGAGTTCGGAGAGTTTCATCGATACCCAAGCATCGCCATTCCATACCAGCACACAGGTTTCTGATGTAAGCGAATCTACTTCAGCACTCACGTTCTGCAGCTGACCGAGCGTTGGACGGTTCTTAGCAACCACCTGCTTAATGCGTTCCTCCTCCGTGTTCTGCGCCTTAACAAGTTCGTTTACCTTCTCTGGAATCTTGTTGAACTCCTCGGCTGTGAGCTGATTGCCACGTGCCTTATGGTCTATGTATATCGGTTCTATATTCTTTGTCATGTCTATGATAAATTAAGTGGAAACACGTAAGTAAAGCCGTTGTTGCCCTCAATATCCACACCGCGAGCAAGCGAGAGCGCATGGCAGACGATGTCTTGCAGTAGCTTTGGGTGGGCAGATGCAAAATTCTGCCCCGTAGCATCTTCAATGCCCCGAACGCTTACTTGCGAGAAGCGTTCGCCCGCCATGCTGCTCTCTGCTATATGTAGCTTAATATGCTTCATTCACACGCTATGGGTGCTGTGGCTGTTCACCCTCGTTCTTTTTCTTCGCGTCTGCCACAACTTTAACACGCTCGTAGCTCACACCCTGCAGCGTGAAGTAGCGAACGCTCGGACGCAACTTAACCACTGGCTTCGTTATGTGGCTCTGTGGGTTGAAGTCGGCAGCGTGCTCCACAGCTTTCGACTTGAACGATGGGGCAAGCGTACCAATATCGCCGAAATCAACACTCTCTCCGCTCTCCACGTGCTTCTTCGCGATATCAGCTGCGAGGCGTATTACTGCTTCCACTTCCGGACCTGTGAACGTTGTAGCATGGGCTACTTCTTCACAGAATGCACGGTGAGACACTCGTTTGCGCTGCGTTGGGCGAGCCACAAACACCTTCTTTCCCTTCATCTTTCCAAGGGTCATTTTCTGTTCTTTGAGAACATAACATAAGTTTTTTTCCATAATAAAATGATGTTAAAATTATGCCCCTCTATTCGCCACTCTTGGGGCTTCCGTTTGTGAGTGGCGCGTTATTGTTTTCTGACTCATGTGTGTCAGCGTTCTGACTCGTATGTGTCAGCGTCCTGACTCGTATGTGTCGCAAAACCGCTTTATAGTTGGGATAGTACACCCTCGCCAATATCATCGGCTGCTACGCCAGTGTTCAACCATTTCGATGGCACATATACATAGTGCGTGAGTGAGCTTGCCCCAACCTTTCGCCACCCACTTTGTTCTATTATAAAAATGGATTGCGAGGCACTTCCGTTTATCACCGTCCACTGCTTGCCCACGCCTTTACCGCTGAAGGCATAGAAATAGCCAGAAGTTGAATTGATAACTACAACATCTATCGATGCGCCGTTGGGCAACTCTTTTTCTTGTGCTGCATTTCTTTTGCTCGGCTCAAGTGCGGCAAGCTGTGCATTATCGTAATCGAGCACAGTGCCATTGTTGCCAAATCCGCCTACAAAACCGGGCGAGAACAATGGTATAATGTATACCGTCTGACCATTCGATAGCGTTTTAGTGGGGAGCTTTATTTTTACGCCCGCAGTATCTTCGTGCCCGCCATGGTGCACATACATTATGTCGTTCTTTACCTCGGCACATACCTTCGCATAATGACCGAACTGACCACGGCACCACATATCCGAAGCATAAAATCGTGAACTTCGTACACGTCCATTCACATTCTTTCCACCCTGCGAATAGATATCGCCTTCAAACGCCATCTGTCCTTCAGAACTGAAACGTATGCCACCTACAACCTCACCATTATTGTCAATGCAGTTCAATGCGGTGAATGTGCCATTTGCACCAATAAGTTCGCCGTTGAAAACACTGTTGCCATCAACTGTGAGATTCACTATGCGTGCATTCTTGGCATCAATATCGCCAGCCTGCAAACCATTTGTAACAATCTGTTTAGCATCTAACAGATCGGTGTTCAGTTTGCCTTCGCTGGTAAAGAAAGCCACGCTGCCTGTGGTGGTCATCACACGGAAGCGGTCGGCAACAACATCGAAGGTACTGTTTTCGCCATCAAGGTGAAACCCTACACGCTCCAGCCCGCTCGTAAGATCCTTTATGACACCATCTATTCGTTTGCCACCAATATTCAGCGAAGCTTCAAACTGCTTTGTTGTGTATTGCTGTGCTGGAACCCAATCGGCAATATCGAAGAATTCGGCATTTTTGCCACGTGGCTGAATGCATACTAACAAATCGTTTTTATATTGTTCGCCATACGTCGCATTCGCCCACTGGTCGCCTTTGTCGTAAGGCGGAATAGGCACTTTGCCTACGAAAACTCTGCGCTTGCCATCTGCCGTATCCTGCGCCCGCTGTGCAGCCTCGAGCGACTTCAGCACGTCAGCATCCGTAATTTCTTTCCAATAGTATATACCGAATACACCATTTTCGAACGAGTAAGCCCTACCGCCCCCCGTCTGAGCGTAGCTCCTGTTGTAATAGATATCATGCAAGTGCATCTTTCGCGTCGCATCGTCCGTCCAATCATTGGCAGGCTCGTTAGTGAGCTTTGGCACCTTATCGCCAAACCAAATAACCAGCTGCTTATCCGCCTGATCCTGCACAGCCTGTATTCTGCCCTGCATAGACTGCAGATAGTCTTGCAAGCTAACGTATTCGCCCTTACGTTGTGGATTTTCTACACGTATTTCGAAGCGCTCACTATCGAAGAGGAATATTGGTTGTGGCAATGTAAACGAATCTATGCCACGAATAATCTTAAAGTAAGGCGAGCCTGTGCCAGCTGCCGACTGTATTATGGCACTTTGCCTATCCTTATCTGTAGTGTTGCCAAGTTGTACAACCTCGTCGCCAACCTGTGGTGCATCGCTGCCACTGGCGTAATTGTCAGCATACGTGTTGTCTGCTATATCAACGTAGTTTGTGCCTGTAGCAACAACCCTGCGATGCCAGTAACGGTTAGCCGTCTTGCCATTACTATCAATGAGATTAAACGTTTCGCAAAGCGCAAGGTCGTTTACACGCATCGAGTTGTACACTCTGCGTCCTTCGGCATCTTGCTGACGAAAGTAACAACGCCAGGCATATCCTATTCTTTCTATATCCGAGATAATGAAGCCACCCGCCGAGTTCACCACCTTACCCTTTATGTGTGAGGTTTGCATAATCTCCACCTCTTCTGCCGTTAGCTTCTTGCGCACGTGGACGTAATCGCCCTCCACGTGGTAGTTACCTTCGTCATCGGCATAGATGGCAGCGCCCGATGAGTCTTTCACAAACTCGCCAATAAGCAGCTTAGAAAGCCTTGCCACACCGTCTTTATCTATGCCGTGTTCGTTGTTAAGTCCTATTCCTATACCTTTGAGGAAGGTGATGAGCTGTTGCACCACGTCTTCTTCCTTCTTGCTTAGGAACTCCTTGTGTGAACGGCGTGCACTATAGATATTCGTGTCGGCAGGCTTCGTGGTATCGCCACTCTGTATAATGTCTGGAACGTTAAGCGCACCCACCAGCGCACCTGTGTAGTTCTTTACGTCCTTAATGTTATCTTCCACCTTCTGCATGGTTCCCGTTGATAGGGCATCGCTTATCTCAAGGTCCATCTTGTTTGGCAGATTTACCTGTCGGCTGATGGCTGTAATACGACTCTTACGATAGCCCGTATCTGGGAAGTATTCGTTGCTTTCCAGCCTTACACGTCTACCAATGAAGAGTTCTGTACTTGTATCTTCTATCCATACATGGTCTGTTGGTGCTTTATAGCGCGACACGTCCAATGCGTGCTCCTTATTGTACTTCTCAACAGCTGCCAGGAACTCTTGTTCTGCTATGCCGTAATATTCGTCAGGCATACGTAGGTTCCAAAGAATATACTTATCGCCAACCTTTGGCACGAGCGTACCACCTGGCAGTTGCGTACCATCGTTGTAGGGCCATATCGTTATTATCTCGAACTCTTTCGTATCGGTATGATAGTTCACTTCAAAGTAATGCTCCGTGTCTGTACCAAGTCCAGCCAGCTCGCTACCCTCCTGAAACGACACACGCTTTACAAGTCCGCCTATCTCATAGTCGTTCGGATTGAACGGCAGGTCCTTATCTTTAAAGTAGTAGATGGTGAAGGGCTTGCCGTCCTTATCCTTTACTTCTTCGTGTCGCACTTCGCTGATAGTACCCGTGCGACGTGGGTAGATATTAGAGAAGGCAGCCTGCTCGTAATGGTGAATAATGCCGTACTTCTCTACATTCACATCAACATACTTTGCGCCACCTGGCAGCATCAGTCGGGAGTGGTGATACTTTTCAGGGTCTATATTGCGTGAGCTACCTATCGGGAACAACCGAGTGTAGAACTTCACATTATCGGCTAAATCTCTGTCGAGCGATGTAAGACCATTGTCGTAACCCAGCGTAACCTCTTCGCCATGCTCACACCTACAGAGGTTTAGTGTCTGACCGTCAAACCACCATTCTGTATGTACAGCGTCGGCAAGTTCCTTCAGTGCCTCCTGGCAATATTTACCAGTATAGTCTATTACCACGTTATCTGTACCTTCAACAATACCCACCTTGAAGTTCTGCAGTCCGTCCATACCTGCATTGATATTCTTCACAATAAGGCGCATGTGGTCAATAGGGCGTGCTGTTAGAGCGAACACAGCTTCGTTCTCTCCATCGGTATTGTTCAATACTAAGAAGCGAGTTATCAGACTCTCTATGCCACGTAGCTGAAAAGAGTATTCCCATTCTATAGTGCTCTTCTGCGCTGGCGTGTACTTCTCCGTAGCCCAGTAGCGTTCACCATCATAGTCGAGATAGTCGTTCACGTCGATGGTGATACACTCATATAAGGTAAAGGAGAGTTTCAGCAGATTGTCGCCTTGTATTTCCTTATCTTGTGTGCTGCTGTCGTTCGGTGCGAACGTAGCCTTTACTTGTCCATTGCTATCAAATAGTGTTAGAAGCATTTTTATATCGTTTAAATGGTGTTTAAATACTATATAATTGGTTCTGGTTCGCGGAACTTCACCTTGTAGCTGCTTGCCTGTACGCCCTCGGTCCATAGATACGTCAGCGAGCGATAGGTACTGCTGTCAAGATAGAACACTTTTATCGAAAGGTTCAGTGCCGTGAATGTTATTGTCAGCCAGCCATCGTTACCCGTCTTCAGGAAACGGATAAAAGACATATACTTCTCAAGCCACTGCTGACGTGTAGGTGCATACTGTGCGAAGTGTAGCGTTACGTCGCGTTCAGCATTAGCAGGCGTAAGACGCTTGGAATACTTCTTTCCATTGCGCTCACGAATATCTACACCTACGTAGTCCTTTGCCTTGCTTGGTGTCAGGATAGCATTGAGATTGTCTCGTCCACCTTTCTTCTCCTCCGTGAGAAATACGCCATACTCCTTATATATATCTGTGCCATTGATAAGCACCTGTCCGTCTAATATCTTCGTCATACTTATCTAACTTTTACTCCGTCCCTTATCATCTTCTTTACATCAGCACCTATCTCCTTCAGTGAGGCAGCACTATTGCCTGTGTTCTCTTCAATCTTGCGGAGATGCTCCTGCGCTGCACTCATACGTTTAGCAACATCTTCCACACGATCGTCAATGCTTGCCCAATGCATCTGCCCACTGACAAACAGTCCCTCGAGCTTTGTTGCCTGATCTTGACTCATTGCCGTGAAGGCACCACTCTTGCCTTGTTGAGTTGTTCCTTTGTCTGTCTCCTTAATAATACCTTCATTACGTAACTGTTCTATGTCATTCTTCGCACTATTGACATAACTTTCGTATTGTTCTTTCAGCGCATCGAGGCGCTTGCGGAATTCAGCATCAGTTATCTTTCCATCAACACGCTCCTCATTAAGTTTTGCAAGACTTTCGTACCATTTCTCTAGGTTCTTTTGAAACTTAGCACCCACGAGGTTGTTCACAGCCATCTTGTTTACCATCGTCTGCCAGTTCTCTTCTATCTCTTTGAAAACATCTTTCGATCCACTAGCGAGGGCATAAAGTGAACTGAGAAAGTCGTCAAAGACATTCTGCCTTGTTGTTGTAGTCAGGTTCTCATAGAGAGCATCTGTTATTTCTTTCAACTTGCCGGCTTGTGCGATGTAGTCATTAAGCTTATCAGCTACGCGACCACCGTATCCGCCTTTGCCAGTATCCTGCAACTGTTTCCACATATCAACATTAGAACGTAACATCTTCATCTCTTCGGGAGTGAGATTCCACAAGTTGCCGTCCCATTTTCTGCCTATTTGAGAGCTGAAACGATTTATTTGCTCCTGACTAAACCCTTTCCAGTAGGCGTTGAAACTATGGTGTGCCGAGTGATAGCCTGCCTGTTCCTGTGCAATACGTTTGTAATTATCGTTAGTCTCTTTCTGTAACTTCTCTGCATCTCGTGATATGCGAATAGCCGAAGCACCGCGGGAGGTCTTCATCTCGTCCGTTAGGTCCTCAATTGCCTGCTCCAGGAGTTCGTTACGTTTTGTCAGGCGATCAATTGATTTTGCCACTTCCTCCTCGTTACTATTAGTAAACCACTGACTAGGTCCCTTATGACTAAGCAGCCCGAAGGAAAGTACGTTACCGATACGTCCAACAACAGTATCCAACAGTCCACCAATACCTTTTACTATTATTGATTCTAATACATGGAAGAGGTTTTCTGGTAAGTCAAATATAGCATTGATAAGATTACCTATAGCTTCTAAGATGCTATTTACAAGATCATCTATCCAACGAAGAGATACCAACTCTGTCAGTGAGTTCAGAATGCCAGTAACAAAGCTTTTGATACTATTAGCAAGGTCAAGTATCATTCTGGGTATTTGTGCAATAATGCCAACCATACTTCCTAAACCACTTGACATAATACTCGACATCGTGCCACCAAGAGAGGACAACGCATTGCCCATTGCACCAGACACAGCACTACCAACACTCTTTGCTATACCATCGCCCATAGTTGGGAGAATAGAGTCGAGCGTACCTTTGAGTGCATCAATCTGTCCTACTGACTGCTGTACGCCTCCGTATCCATCTACACCCTGCCATGCCTTAGCGTTATTGAGAGCCGTTGTTAATCCAGACGTAAAGTTAGCAACTTCTTCAGATGTCCTATTTAACGCTTTGCCGAAGGAGTCCATATTCTCGCGTGCTTGCACTGTTGCCCTCCCCAGCTCTTCGGCACGTGCTTCTAAAGCGTCATACTGTTCTTTATTGATTCTCCCTTCACGGAGTCTTACCTTTCCTACTTCTACGGCAGCAACGGCAGCAGCTTCATCTTTCTTAGCTCTGTCGTATACAGCCACGCTATCGGCAAATCGCTTGATGGCTTCGTCAAGCTTCTGCCATGTCGTACTCTGGTCAGTACCGATATACTGGCGCATCTGCTGAATCAGTTCGGTTACCTTCTGCTGTGTGTCGGCTGATGCGTTCTTGTAATCATCTGTCTCTATATAGGAGCGAAGCTGCTCCATCATCGGTTGCATCATCTCCTTGGCCAGATTGCCAACGCCACTGAAGAGTGCGTTCCAATCAATACCACGGCTAATTTCCTCGAACGACATACTTGCTTCACGCTCTTGTCGTTCTTTTAGAAGTTTAGCTTTCTGCCATCGTTTGGTGGCTTCACTCACTTCAGAGACATCAATAGCAGCTATCTGCTGAGCATATTCTTCAGCAATAGCAAGCTTCTGCTGCTGAAAAGATCCATAAGTCTTGAGATACTCACTCATAGCCTGCACCTCATTTCTCTTCTGTTCCAAATGCTTCTTTTCTTCCTCCTTGTTTACTTCATCTTCATCATGTTGTTTCTTCTTAGCAGCAAGGTTACGTGCCTCTGTAAGTGCTCCTTCCTGTTCTTTAGTCAGTTTACCCTTTTGTGCCTTACGCCATTTATTCTCCTGTACTTTCAAATCAGCAAGTTCATTCTCGTAATTCTCTTTTATTTGTTTTCGTTTCTTATCAGAACTCTCTTTAAGAAGATCTATTTCTTCTTGACGGTTTTTCCTTTGTAATGCAAGAAGCTCCTTAGCAAGTTGCTCAGCTTTATTTGCTTCGTTTTTTTTCTTCTTCTTTTTTTCTTTTTTTACTTTTGAAGGTGCAGCATGTCCGCCAATATGATATTCTTTACCAATATTTGCAGCCTGCTTCTCAAGAGTAGCGGCTTCCTTCAAGAGTTTATCTCTCTCAGAGGATAGCTCTTTAGTCATCTTATCGTAAGCAGCCTTATTACTACTTTTTATAATTTCACGAGAATTTATAGCACCATTAGAGATTGCAGAACCAAAATGCAATAAACCCTTTTTAAACCAACCCATAGAGGAGTCTGCCTCGTCTGGCGATAAAGATTTGTGTTTATTAAGTTTATCATCAGCCTCGACGGCCTTATTCACCAGAGCTTGTGCCTTAGCTTGAAGAAAGAGCATCTGTATATATTGTTCTGCTTTTTGTGTCAGAACATCATACCACTTTGCTACAGAGTCATAATATCCGAAGGCTTCCCCATATTTACGGTTCATTTCCTCGCATTTCTGCTTCTCCTCTGCCTTTGTTCCACTAAAGTTCTTGAGACTCTCACGTGTAGTATCAATTTCAAAGCGGGTCTTTATCATTTCTGCTCTGCCTTGAGATTCAATTTCTACACGTTCCTGGGCTTTCTTTGCAGCTTCTTCCTGAGCATCTGAAAGTTTATTCCAGGCTACAATTACACCTGTAATAACGACAGATAACCCAAGTGTAAGAGTAGCCATAAGTGCAGTTGCTGCAGCATTAGATATACCAAGCGATGTTGCAAGCCGATAATTAGCAGCTGTAAGAAATTCCTTTGCTTTTGTAAGTGTTACAAGGCGGAAGGCACTATCCTTATTAAGAGCATTAAACACCTGCTGTAAGCCCATAGTGATAGCCATGACACTTTGTACGCGTGCCTGTACCTTCATTAGGTTTTCATTCTCTGAAGCAAATAACGACATTACACCTGTAGCAGAAGTGAACGCACCAGATAATCCATTTACTCCTGAGATAAAGCCCTGCAGATTCGCATCGTCATTAGCGAGGATACTAGTCTGTGCACGAAGGTCACCTAAGGTGTCGGAGAGCTCAGCAGCCTTTTGTGCCATCTTCTGGTACTCTTCGGTATTCTGCTCGCCGTTCAGACGCATACGTGCCATGTCGTTTTGCAATTCACGTAGCTGGCGGGACAATCGTTGATTGCTTTCCTTGTTACGTTCTTGAGCTTCGGTAAGACTATTAAGAATACCTTTCTCTTCTTCTAAGGCTTGTTTGGCTGCATTCAAATCGGCTGCTACTTCATTTTGTGCTTTGCCAGGTGCTGCGGACTCATAAGCTTTCTGTAGAGCCTTCACGTCAGCCTCCACCTGCTTGATGACACTCTTCTGCTCAGCTATCTTTTCGGTGAGCGATTTGCTGGTAGCTGCTGCTTGCTCTTCTGATACAGATATTTTCTTATATTCCTGCTCCAATTGACTGACGCCCTGCCGTGCCTGCTGATATTCTTTTTCCAACCCCTCAAGCACCCCCATTTCCTCAGCAAGTACTTTCTTGCAAGCACTAATTTCCGTAAGCAGTTCTTGTTGTCCTGTCCCTGGTTTCATTGTCTGCAACTTACGCTGCATACGGTCAAGGTCAGTATTGACACCGTCAATCACCTTACGCTGGTCGTTAATCTTCGCATTAATAACGAGTGATGCGCGCCGAGCTGCTCCTAAGAGCTGCTCAACACTCATCTTGCTTTTGTCAAGTCCTGCCGTGAGGTTATCACGCATAAGGAATTCTATCTCTACAGGCTTCATTCGTCTTATTGTTTTAAATTACTTTGGAAAAAACCTACAATATCCTCGGCTTCCTCCTCTTCGGTCTTTTCTGTTTTATTTTCTTTGCTATCAATGTAGCGTGGAGCATCGCTTAACATCATGATGAGTGTCTGATAGTTCACACCTTTTAATATGTATTCTACGCTCCACCCTGTAGCACTGGCAATCTGCCAGATAAATCCGAAGGGGCTATGGGAGCCTTCCCAGTGACTCTTTAACTCCCCTTCTTTCGTTGGCTCAGACGCAGCTTCATCGGATTCGTCAGTTCTACTGATCTGATAATAGGTATAAAAGACTGTGTACCCATAAGGGTAACAAATCGTTCAAAGGCATTCTTCTGATACTCCCACTTCATGAATCGGCGGACAAACCATGAAATCACGCTTATTGGCAACCACCAATGTCCCATAGTTAAGGCAATAATCCGACTGAGTTTTTTGCCATGTTTAGTCAGAAATACCATCTGTCCATTATAGTCTAAAGAGGTAAACTCTTTCAGTGTGGTTTCCATTGAAAGATAAGTCTGTGCTATCTGTATTTGTCGTTCCATTGTTGGTCGCTTCATAGTCAGTCTTAAGCGTAGAGGGCTCTTCAAGAAAGGGAGGCGTATATCCTTCAAAGGGAGGGAAACACCCGCATCAAGCAAGGCTTCCGCTCCCTCTCTTTGTATCTGGTAGATTAACTTCTCGTCCATTAACCTGCACTCAAAGTGTCGTTGATTTCGTAAGGAGCACTGCCATCTTCAGGTTTGTTCACCTTCAGCTGGCATTCCAATTTCGAAACTTCGGTCAGCGTCAGCTTACCACCGAGGTTAGCCAATACGGTTCCATTAGGAATCTTCATGGTCTGACCGCTAACAAAAGCAATCTCCCAAGGTCCACGCATCTCAACAAGCGTTGTAGGTGCTTTCCATCCTGTAATCTTCTCGGAACCAGAAGCGCCTGTCTTAACAAGATCACCTCCAAGAACAGCCTGTAGATTCTCATAATCCAACTGAATAAGGTTGAAAGTCGGACTGACCTGACCATTCTTCTGGAGCAAGGTCAGCACAGGTGCGTCGGGCACTTGCTCGGCTTCGATATCGGTACTTTCAGGCTTCGAGCCGCCCCAGTCCCAACTACCTTTCTCTATATAGCCTATAGTTTTCTCCTTGAACTTCACGGCTGCAATGCCATAGATAAATTTGTTTTTGCTCATATTCTTCGTTTTATAAATGAAATGATTGTTTTTATTTTCAATAATACAAGGCCAATTAGAATGCCTATTAAAAACCATTTGAACACCACTTGAACGCTGCTGAATGATGTCGTCTCTTTCTGCTCTTTCAGCTGCGATTGGCTACGGTGCTGTTCACGGGCAAGACGCTTTTTGAGAACACTGACCGTCTTTGACAGCTGCATGGCAACGAGTTCGAGCGAGTCGCAATTGGCTTCAATGATGATTTCGCCTGGTTCAACAGCTTCGTTTATCCCACCTGCTTTTGATGTTTTGGCTTGTGGCTTACGACTTACTTTCAGGCTTGCCTGTCCCTGTCGTGCTGTGTAGCTCGCTCCGAGAGGCAGCAGACGAAGTGTGTCCAGATTGAGTGTCAGGCTCACTGCTGACATCGGCACCTTCACGGGCTGCATCTGCAGTGTGCTGATGTTCACCACCTCGCTGTCGAGTAGTTCGGTGCTTCGTTCGCTGTGGCTTACCTGTATCAGCTTCTTCGTCGAGCGACAGCTCATTGCTAATAGGACAGTTAATACGATGAGGACAGTGTTGAATAGCCTCAATTGCCCTAGAAAGACGGTCGAGCGACCGCTTGATACGTGCGCTTTCTGTCCGCGCTTTGTCAAGCTCTTCTTGCAACGAATTGATTGTTTTTTCATTCTTTTTCTGATTTTCAACTAATAGTTGTGATATATCTTCATACATCGTTTTATAAGTGTCATGAACAGCTTTCGCCGTCTTTGCCGACGCAGCCTTACGATTGGCTATCCATGCAATGGCAGCACCAATGCCACCCGAAGGGATTGCCCATTGTAGGATTTGGAGTATAGTCTCTGCCATTGTCTTCTGTTTTGATGATTAAATCTGTCTGATACCAATTTCATGGAGCCACGCTGGAACATCGAAACTTGGGCAGGCTTTACCAGGGTTCAATTCATGATGCCCAACAATGCGTATCTGTGGGAAACGGCGGTGAAAGTCCTGCACATAGCGTTTCAACGTCTCACGCTGTGCTTCGGTACGCGTGTCCTTAGGCTTCCCTGCTTTGTCGCAGCCACCCACATACACTATGTGCCGACTCACGCTGTTATATCCTGCTGCACCGTTGGTAACCTCCCATGGGTCAACCTGCGCATCCTCGTTGTTATCCACCAATCGTTCCACGCGTCCGTCCAGGTGAACCATATCCGTGTAACCCACCTGCTTCCAGCCACGTCCACCCTTACTTACAGGGTCGGTGTGCCAGTGACGTATCTCCGCAGAGCTTACCTCACGGCTCTCGGGCGTGGCAGTGCAGTGGATTACAAGGTACTTCATTGGATTACTCATTAACCTTGGGGAAGAGTAGGTTCAATAAATTCTGCCAAACCTCGATTGACAACGTCCTTTGCACGCTCCTCTTCGAACTCTAACACTGTTCCTACCTCATAGCGAACAGAGGTGTCAAACTTATCAAGGAAATCTTCTGTCACCTTTATAGTAACCTTTTTTACCTCGTTCCCTTCTTGCTTAATTGTCTTTTCCATTTTGCTGATTTTTAATAATTATACAATGTTTTTTATCCGTGAGCAAGGAACTTCGGAGAAGTACGCTTGTCAAGAACAACGAACTCTTCTCCAAATGCGATATTAGTATCAGCCTTCATCAACATCTTGAAGAAATAGAGCTCACTCATGTTGCTCACTCTGTCAATCTTGATGACATGCTCATCATCTTGTAGATTAACTGCAGCAAACAAGTTAGATGTCATCGCATCAGGACTACACAATGTAGCTACGATGAGATCGTCAGGCCAAGCCGCAAGAGTTTCAATCTGAATATCCTTGTATCGCTTGATGTTGCGTGTCGTTTCGTCACGATTTTTGTACTCCCGAGAAGTAAGTTCTTCGTCGTACTTGTCGAAATCGTTTACGCTCATTAGGATACGCAGATTTGGATTCTCACGAATTGCAACAGGAATTACCTTGCGAATCGCTGCAAGACGCTCTGTCATCTTAGTCGAATCAGACTTTGCTATGATAATGTCTGTATCCTTAGCTGCCTGAGTCAAGATACCATTGAACAGGTGATCATCATCACTTCCTTTCTCACCATTCACATAGTGGGTACCGAGCTCAAACTGAACTTGCTTTGAGAGAGCATCAAGAAGCTGATTCTGGACGTTTGGAGGAAGCTCTGCAAACACAAGGTCACCCTTCGGTTGGAAAGGACGCCAGACACTCTCGAATGTGCGTGGGTTGAATACAGTGAAAGCCATGAAATCTACAGGCTCAAGTGCCTTCTCAGAGTAATCGAATCCTCCCTTGCTGTCACTCACCTGTGGATCTTCTTTCTGCCTTTGCAGCATCTTATTGGTGCGAAGTCGTGGAATGGAGATTTTCTTAGCAACGTTTGGAATAACATGTATGAGACCTTTCTCAACAATCTCATTACTCGTTGTTGCTACAGTTAGGAGCTGCTCCAGCACCTCACCATTGTAATTGGTGTTTTTAATTGTTATTGGCATTGTTCTATTTTATTTAGTTATTACTCTCATAGTTGCTTATAACTTTCCGTGGAATTTATCTCTTATTTCACGCTGACGCTTTTCCCATGGACTTTCCTCAAGTGGTTGACCACTAGGCAAGGTATCCTTGACCATTTTTTTTGTAGGCAATGATGCAAGCACTTTCTTGCCATCCTCAGGGTGTTCCTTCAGTAGGTTCTCATAGACAGAGCGTGTATCAGCATTGATACGTCCGTCCTGTTCTGCTGCATCAAGTAGCGTCTTACGGTTTGCAGCAGCCTCTTTCTCGGTAGCCTCTTCAAAAGTCTTGACCTGTGCTTTAAGCGACGTATTCTCTTCCTCAAGACTCTTAACCTTACCAGCCTTTGCTTCTAACTGATCCAGACGTGCCAATACCTCCACATCTGTCGCACAGTCCTTGAACTGCGGACGTTTCTTCAATTCTTCTAAATTCATGTCTAAAATGTTTTGTGACTCGTTGAGCCTATTATTGAATATTGTGTAAATCTGTTCGGGTGTACTTTCCTCAGGAACAGGGTCGGCATCATATATACCATCAATAAAACCGAGTTCCTTTGCCTGTTCTGCTGTAAGCCAGTGGTCTGTTCCATCAAAGTAGTTTGCCTTGATGGTCTCTTTATCCTGACCCAATTTGCTTGCATACATATCACAGAGCGTATCCTCAAGGCTTTCCATCTGTGAAATCATATCTTTCATGTCCTTGGTGTTGCCATAGCAACCACCACTGACGCTGTGCAACATTAAACGGGCATATCGACTCATATAGAGAGGCTTCCCGCATAAGGCTATAGCACTTGCCATGGATGCAGCTATGCCATCAACATAGATTGTTATGTTCGCCTTACTCGCTTTCAAAGCGTTGAAGATAGCAATGCCCGTATAGACCTCGCCACCAATACTATTAATACGAACATCTATATTCTTATAGGTTACCTCTGCAGACATCAGTTCACGGGTAATCTGACTGCTGGTGACAGTACCGTAACTATCCCCGATGTCTCCATAAAGGAGAATGCAACAGGTTTCCTCACCTGGTATGATATTAAAGAATGTTTTTGATTTCATTTTCTTTATTATTTCACTTTCACACATTGCGGATTTTGATGCAAAGGTGAAAGATTTTCTCCGACTTTGCAAACTGCCATTTTATCATACAAACCTTATAAATAACTCATTACGTTATAAAGTCGCATCATGCGGACACGATTTGCAAACATCATGAAATCGCCCCACCTTTGCACTATAATCTAGGTACAAATGACTAAGGATTTAAGCAATACACAAAAAAAAGAATGGGCAAAGACGCTCTATCTCAAAGAGAACCTCACACAGCAGGAGATTGCTGACCGTGTGGGTGTTGCTCGTGTGACAGTGAATAGGTGGATAGCTGACGGAAAATGGGAGAAGCAGAAGGTCGGACTTACCCTGACACGCGAGGAACAAGTGTCTAACCTATATCGCCAGGTGGCTGAGATAAACGGTAAAATTGCTGAGAAGCCAGAAGGAGAACGTTTTGCCAATAGTACAGAGGCAGACATTCTGGGAAAACTCTCTGCTGCAATTCGTAAGATGGAGACTGATATTGGTATAGCTGATGTTATCAGCGTGCAGACAAAGTTTATCGAGTTCTTACGTCCCATAGACCTTGAGAAAGCAAAAGAAATTACGCAACTCTCTGACGCATTCATTAAATCACTTCTATAGATATGAAACAAACCGACAAACATGCACTCCTTGACTGGGAGAAATATCGCCAAGATATTATGCGCTCAACTCCTGTAGACAAGGAAATGAGTGTGGCTGATCGAGAAAAGCATCGTATCTATCTTGAGGCACGCCCCATAGAATGGATTGAATATTTCTTTCCAAACTACGCTAAGTATGAGTTTGCAGACTTCCAAAAGCGAGCTATCCGACGTATGATAGCACATGAGGAATGGTATGAAGTTCTGTCATGGTCCCGTGAGCTGGCAAAGTCTACCATTACAATGTTTGTTGTCATGTACCTCACCTTAACTGGCAAGAAGAGAAATGTTATTCTCACCTCTAATAGTAAGGATAATGCGATTCGATTACTTGACCCTTACAGAGGTAATCTTGAAGCAAATGGACGTATCATAGCTTATTATGGCAAACAGCAGACCATCGGTGCATGGACGGAAGATGAGTTTATAACAAAGGGCGGTGTGGCTTTTCGTGCCATTGGTGCAGGGCAGTCGCCCCGTGGTTCACGTAATGAGGCCGTTCGTCCAGATGTACTACTTGTAGACGATTTTGATACTGACGAGGATACCAAGAACCCTGACACTATACAGAAACGTTGGGAGTGGTGGGAGCAAGCTCTCTATCCGACACGCTCAACATCAGAACCTACCCTGATTGTCTTCTGCGGGAACATCATCGCAAAGGATTGCTGTGTCACACGTGCTGGAGAAAAAGCAGACCATTGGGATATTATTAATATCCGTGATAAGAATGGTAAGAGCACCTGGCCTGAAAAGAATACTGAGGAACATATAGACCGAACGCTATCTAAGATTTCCACACTTTCACAGCAGCATGAGTATTTCAACAACCCTATTTCGGAAGGTGAGATATTCAAGCAGGTTGTTTATGGTAAGGTACCACCACTGTCTAAGTTCAAGTTCCTTATTATCTATGGCGACCCTGCACCAGGAGAGAGTCGAGGAAAGAAAGGTAAGTCTTTCAAGGCTGTAATGCTGTTGGGAAAAAAGGATGGTAAGCTCTACGTTATAAAGGCTCGTCTTGCACAAGCTCTCAATGCAGAGTTTATCGACTGGTACGTGCAGTTACTTGAATATGTAGCTGGGCGCACCAATGTCTATTGCTGGATGGAGAATAATAAACTTCAAGATCCATTCTTTCAGCAAGTGTTTCGTCCGCTTGTGCGTAAGGTTCGCAAAGAGCGTAACATAACACTCTATATCCAAGGGGACGAGGAGAAGAAGACGGATAAAGCAACTCGTATAGAGGCTAATCTTGAACCAATGAATCGTGAAGGGAACTTGATTCTTAACGAAGCAGAGCAGGAAAACCCTCACATGAAGGAATTAGAGGATCAGTTCAAGTTGTTTACGCTCTCACTAAAATACCCAGCCGATGGACCTGATGCTGTGGAGGGTGGAAACAGAAAGATTGACCAGACAGCACAGCGTGTAGATCGTCCTCTTACACAATCACGCAAAAGCGTAAGAAACAAAAACAAATATAGAATATGAGCCAGTTTATTGACATAAAGGACTATGATGCAAGTGTACACCGAGAGATACTTGATGCACTTGTTAGAGACGATGAGTCACTCGTTGAGATATGTGAGGATAGGGCTATTGCTGAAATGCGAGGCTACCTATCTAAGCGTTACGACTGCAATGTCATTTTCTCAGCTTCAGGCGAAGCACGCAATCAACTCATCTTGATGATGACCATTGATATAGCTGTCTATCACATCTTCTGCATTCATAATCCCATGAAGCTTTCACAAGTGCGTAAAGATCGATACGAGAGAGCCGTAGAGTGGATGAAGGCTGTAGCGAAGGAAGATATATCCATTGATGGAGCACCGCTACTGCCAGAAGACGTAAGAGCTGCTAAAGCTTCGTTGATGTTCAAAAGTAATACGAAACGAGTAAATAGATTATAATCATGAGCAAGAAGAATACACGAATTACTGTCAGTGGGAATATTCCACGCCCAGGACAGAGACAGCCTGCTATTGTAAGAATTACGCAGCCCAAACGATTCAATATTGATACTGCCGACTTTATGACAGCTATTAAGGCTGCAGAGAACGTTGATTATTCGCAACGTTCTAGGCTATACGACCTTTATACGGACATATTGCTTGATACGCATCTTTCAAGTGTCATAGAAAAAAGAAAGAATGCCGTGCTATGCTCAAGTATCGAATTCCAACGCAACGGTAAGCCTGATGATGCTATTAATGAACAGATTCTGTCTCCCTGGTTCTATCGCTGCGTGGCAGATATTCTTGATGCACGCTTCTGGGGCTTTTCTTTACTTCAGTTCTATAAGAACGGAGAATGGATAGATTATGACCTTGTGCCACGTAAGCATGTGGAGCCTGTACGCAAGCTCATTCTTACCCGCCAGACCGATTTGCTTGGTACACCTTGGGAAGAGTTTGCCGACTTACTCTTTATTGGTAGAAGTAGCGATCTTGGACTACTTGCAAAGGCTGCTCCATGGGTCATTTATAAACGCAATACAACTGCCGACTGGGCACAATTCTCAGAAGTCTTCGGTATGCCCATTCAAGAATATATCTATGAGACCGACGATGAGGAAGCACGTGCAAGAGCTTTGAATGATGCAAACTCTATAGGTTCGCTTGCCACGTTTATTCATGGTAAGGATACGGAACTACAACTGCGTGAGGCTGGCAATAAGACTGGTTCGGCTGATGTCTATGAGCGATTGGTAGAACGCTGTAATAGCGAGATTTCAAAGCTTGTTTTGGGTAACACACTAACAACGGAATCATCAGAAAAGGGTACGCAGGCTTTGGGTACAGTACATAAGAAGGTAGAGGAAAGTGTTGCTAAAGCTGACCGTGAATATGTGCTCAATGTCTTGAACTATGATATGACCGACATTTTCTCACACATGGGTATCAATACTACTGGTGGTAAGTTCTGCTTCCCTGAAAAAAAAGACGTTGATCCAAATACTGAGATGAGTGTGCTTACGCAGCTACACACAACTTTCTCTCTTCCTATTGATGATGATTACCTCTATGAGAAGTTTGGTGTTGAAAAGCCTAAGAACTATGACCAGCAGAAGCAACAACAGGTGGAAGAGAAAAATGCACGTGAGGAGAAACTAAAGCAACAGACTGAGAAAGAAGACCCTGACGGCATTGTGCAGGTATCAAAAGACAAAGGTCAATCCTCAAAATTCAAAAACCGCCTGCACTCTTTTTTCGTCAAAGCCCCGAAGAGAGGGGCTCATTTAGACTGGTAGTCAATCGTACCTACTTTGATGCCGACGATATTCCTTCCACAGGTATACTATTGGGTGAGGATGTTTTACGAAAAGCACTTGCTAATATCTATAAAAAGAGGTTCAATGTAAAGACGGACGTTGAGCCTTATCTATATAAGGCTGTACGTAATGTATTTAATCAAGCTACTTACAAGGCATTTCCTTCTGCTGAACGTGATAAAAACTTCAAACAACAACTAATACACAGCAACGCGGTGTTCTCTGCCTTCAAGGTGCATCGTGCGCAGAACGATATGGCTGCAAGGTTACTGGACGTGAATGGTGATTTAAAGCCGTTCAATCAGTGGTTGAAGGACGTTCTACCGATAGCCTCGCATCAGTGTGGCGCATGGCTACGGACAGAATACGATACAGCCGTACTAAGGGCGCATCAGGCAGCAGATTGGCAGCAGTTCCGCCGTGAACAGGACGTGCTGCCTAACCTCAAGTGGATGCCATCAACGAGCCTGCACCCAGGGGAAGACCATCGGAAGTACTGGGGTACGATACGCCCGATAGATGACAAATTCTGGAACAAGCACCGCCCGGGCGACCGATGGAACTGTAAGTGCAGCCTGACGAGTACTGACGAGGCGGTTACGGCTGTGCCTACTGATGACGTACACTCTGAACCGCAAGCAGGATTGAAAGGTAACCCTGGAATAACAGGCGAGACGTTCTCTGACGATCACCCGTATTTCCCTGCTTCGTGTAACGATTGTCCGTTCTATAATCCTAAGATAAAAGACAAACTAAAGAGTTTATTTAGGGATAGAGTAAAAGACTGCTATCATTGCCCGTATATTGATTCTAAATTGAATAAAGTAGACGCTGTCGATGTGAAGCCTCCTAAAGTAGAAACTTATAAAGACGCTTATAAAGGACAGGTGTTTGTAAGTCCTTATCATGGTAAGAATGAAGTGGAAGAGAATGAGCGATTGGCAAAAATTGTTTCTGATAAGCTCAAGACTAAGGTTTATCTTCTGCCACGGCTTGATCCTATGAATCCAACGCAGAAGGATCTTCGTGCTAAACTGTTACCTTTAGATGTTTTTGAAGGTAAAAACCCTGACTTTTTAATTGGCGGAAAACTATTTGATGGAAAGAGTATGCTAAGTATGAACCGTAGTGCAACCATTAAACAACAAAAGAACGCTATTGAGAATCATATTAAGAAAGCCAAGAAGCAAGCTGATAATATTATTCTGGAAATACCATCTTCTGTTGCAAGAACAACGATTCACAACACTATAACCAACTATCTGTCAAGAAGTAAAAAAGAAAGAACCATTATGGTACATTGGAAAAATAAGCTGATAATCTATAAATAAAAATGTCAGGCGAAAAGCCTGACATTGTAGGAGGTTCCGGTCGGGGACGATACCTTCGACCAGAACCGCTGCAAATATACAACTAATCATCGAATAAAACAAGCAAATGGATATAAAAGATTACATAGAGCTCATAAAAAGCCAAAGAAAGGAAATAGACCAACTCATGAGACGGCAGCTGCCTGTAAAGATTGGACGTATGGCAAAGGACCATTTCCAAGAGAATTTCCGTAAAGGTGGTTTTGTGAATAATGGTTTACAGCAGTGGCCTAAGAGTAAGCGACAACTGTCTGGTACATCATCAGCAGCTGCACAATACGGTCCATTGCTTTCTGGACGTAATCATTTGTTTAGCTCAATGAAATATACCCCATCTGATTATCGTGTAAAGGTAGCTAACGAAGTGCCTTATGCTGCCATACACAACGAAGGGGGGACTGTGAATCCTACAGTTACACCAGAGATGAGACGTTTTGCATGGGCTATGTTTTATAAATCTTCTGGAAAGAAGAAAGGAAAAAAAGGCTCTATGCTAAGTAATCCAGATGCAGAACGATGGAAAGCATTAGCTCTGACCAAGAAGTCTAAGCTCACGGTGAAGATTCCAAAGCGTCAGTTCCTCGGAGAAAGTGCCGAACTAAGAAAAAGCATTAACGATAAAATAGAAAAAGAACTAAGTAAAATATTAGGTATATGATGGAAGAAATTATTACTTCAATACTCAATCTCATCAATCGTGAGATGCCAGAACTTTCGCTTGTAGACGAAGATTACGGACAGTTGGAGACAGTTGAAGACACTTACCCTGTTACTTTCCCTTGTGCTCTCATAGGTAATATGGAAGCGGACTGGGAGGACATAGGTTTAGGTGCTCAGAAAGGAATAGTAACGTTTACCGCACGGCTTGCTATAGACTGTTACAATGACACGCACATTGGCTCAGGCACAACAGAAAAGGTTGCAGAGCGTTTGCGCTTGGCAAACCGCCTATATACTACATTACAAGACACTACTCATTGCGACAATATGGGGACATTATATAGAACAAAGAGCAGAAGCTATTCTCTGCCTGGAATGATTAAAGTATATGAGTATGTATTTCAGTTTGAGTTGCACGATGACAGTGCAGCAGAAAGGTAAAAGTGGAAAAAGATTCCTTTTACTTTTGGAAAAGCTCCAGTTGCCGTGCTGTTAGTCGTGGCATTCTTACTTTAGGAACAGGACGCAGCTGAATGTCTTTTATTTCACGACACTTGCGACGAATAATGTTCATGATACGCTCTTCAGAGATAAAGAACTCTTGCTTTGAAAGAATTGTAAGCGCATCATCGAAACGGAGGCGTCGTTCCTCCGTCCAATAATAGTAGCGCCTACACAAGGCTTCGTCGCGCAACTCTATGAGTATTTTGTTTCTTCCTTTCTTCATTATGTGCAAATTTAACAAAGAATCTCTTTATTTGCAAGCAATTACACGTTTTTGTCGCTATAAAGGAATGAAAAAACGCCCATTTGTGTGTTCGTACACAAAAATGAGCGTTTATTGCTTGTATTTACTCTTTCGTTGGTTTACATTCTACAGAAGCTTGGTTCTACACGTTCCCAAACATTTGTCTTTGAATTCTTCTTGTAGAAGTAGTAATTCACGGCATTCTTCTGTACTACATTCGACTCCTTGAATAGTGTCATAATCTCTGAGTATTCTTCATCGAACTTATCCTCCAACTCATACAGCTTAGAGATACTCTTGTAGTCGAGGTCGCCAGCCTTATTGCGTTCCAGTAGTGTCATTGCCATCTGATACATCGGATCATCGGCACCCTTCTCGCTCTGCTTCATATAACGTTTGAGATAGTCAATGAGCCGTTCGGCAGCAAGGTCGGCGCGTTCGTCAAAGCCTTTTACCTTGTTGCTTGCTATCTCCAATCGAAAGTCGCCATCTGTAATTGTGTAGCTACGTTGGTCGTGGCTTCGTACCTGTCCATAATCGCGCATAACACTTACGAAGCTCTCTACTTCGCCTTGTAACCAGTTGTGGAACCCACGCACGTCTGTAACGATACTTGTTAAGTGTTGCCACACATCGTGCATCATCGCAGCACGTAACCCTTCGTAGGTCTCACGGCGTTCAATGCGATTCTGCTTTTCTTCGTTCTGCAACTCGGCGAGCAGCTGTGCTCGCTCTTCCTTACTCATGTCTTTAATGTTCACTGTTGTTTCCATTGTCTTTTTTCTTTCTGATGATTATTCTTAATTTTGTGTTTAAGCTGTTGAGTTCGTCTGTTGTTAGTTTTCTAAATTGCTTGCCTGCTATGCGTGGATCTTTACAGAAGGCATCTACACGGTTCCAGTCTGTTGTGTCTATTCCGTATATCTGCAGCTGGTGAAGTACTCCGCTACGTGCTTTGCGTAGAATATCATGCTGCTGCCGTCTTCGTTCGTCGTATCCTGCTACACGTTCCATATCGTTGCACATCGAATTGTACTCTTGCTGTGTGGTTTCGTGTATATGCGTTGTTCTGCCATTTGTATACTTATACACCAGTGTATTCTTATCTGCTCCAGGCATTTTTTTCAGCAAGATATAAAACCTCGAGTAGTTTCGCTCTGCTCCCATAGTTTTTCCTCCTTCCAGTCTTTGTAAGCTCGTCGCCCGCATGCTACAACCTCCGCCACGCTATCCCTAAAGATATCTATATTGAATAGTGGTCTGCCATCTACGCTGATGTATAGCTCGCCGTTAAATTCCATTACTTGCACGGCTTCGCTGGCTTCCACATCGAGCTGTGCCTGTCGTTTAGCTTCTATACGGTTAGCACGCTGTTCGTGCCATACTTGCAATCTGCGTTTAATTTCGTCTAAAATTGTAATCATAATCTTCTATTGTTTTTTGAATGTAAAATATTTGAATTGTCTTTCCATTTCGCTTAATGTGCAGCTCTGTCTGTCCATCTTTTTTCACTATGCGGGTGCTAATATTGCTTCTTATTTTAATATCTCTGCGCATATATAATTTAGATATGAACCAATCAACAAAGTCCTTCAGCTGTTGCCACTCTTCTGGAGTATCTTCAACACCTCGCGAAGAGAATGCCTGATTTGTGGCGTGTTGTAGCTTTACCAGCCATTCAGGCTTGTCGGTTGGTGTAGTTGAACGTGATAGCAATCTTTCCATAATTATGTGTTGTTTGAAGGTTTCCATTCAACCGTTACCACGGCATTAAGCTGTCCGCTTCCTTTGCACACGGTGCAGGGCTTTTTATATGGCTCCTGATACTCGTCCTCTTGCCAGTGGTATCCGTTGCCTTGACAGTATGGGCAACTATGCCCTTGGCTTTCGAAGCACTCTCTCATTCGTCCACCTGGACTCATCCGCCCTGGCGTTATTTCCATAATTCTTTTTTCTCTACTCATATCCTATTGTATTTCTAATTGTACGTGGAAGTGAAATTCCTTGCACAGGCGTTTCGCCAGTATTGTCTTGAATGGTTCTCCATCGTATGGGAAAAAGATTGTGCGCTCACGTGTTATCACTCTCACGCCTTTCTTCCGTAACCGATAGAGCAGGTTGTCCCGCTTACTTGCCATACCATTAAACACTTTAAATGTTTCTAAATTTCAAGCCTTTTGTCGTTCCAAACCTCAATATGGCCGCACTGATATAGTTCGCAGGAATATTCAACTGGCTGGAAGCTTGCTTGATGGAATCATACCTGATACCGGTAGTTATGCATAAGATAGGCTTCTGAACGCCTTTTCCCCATTTGCTGTTCGGGTCGTCTGCCATACGCTTGCTTTGCTCGCTCGATGCCTTTTGCCTTTTCTGTTTCATTTCCTCGCTCATTCTTGAATTATAAAGTGAAGACCAAGGGTGTCCTTTTTTCAGGGAGCCGTCAATATTCCTTCCTATTGTCGGCCGCCACCTGTAATCTCCCAAAGGAGACCAGTCATCTTCATACAACAATTTATGTCCAGCGCACAGCTGCTGTTTTTTTATGGCGTATGATATGGAATGGCGGTCTTTTAATCCCAAATATTTCTGACATTCAGCCACGCTCTCAAACTCTCGGACGACACTTCCGTCCTGCGCTATCATCAGTACCGCCCGCTTCAAGAACCCCTGCACGCCTTTCCGTGTATGATGCTTTCGTGAGGATATGTTTGTTCCCTTATTGTACGGCACATTCCCTTTCTTGAAACTGCCATTGTTTGCTGTTCTTTTCATATTATCTCAATTGAATATTATTTACTTTTCATTCACCCCAATATGCCTTTGCTCTTTCCTCCCATATCGTGTAATAACCAAGATTACCAAAGTAGCGTCCTTTACTGATAGCTCTGTAACCTTCCACCCATATCTTCAGTGCTGCATCAAACATAACACTCTCTGCCGGACGCCCCGAGGGCCTGTTGCCTTTTGCCTGGCTGATGAAGATGAGCAGCTTATCACGATGTCGAGCCTTGAATTCCTGATACTCCTTAAAGCTCATCTGTGTATATTGAAAGCTGTCAATGACCACTATGTCGGGGCTTTTGCGTTTCTTGAGACGTGCATCAAGGTCTTCCATACTCTCACTGATGAGGATAAACCGCCGTGCAACGTCTTGCATACCTGCTTTCATAAGCGCATTCTTCATTGTCAGAGAGAAACCTTCCTCTAAGGAGTTGTAGGCAACCTTTCCGTACTTTGCTAACTCTTTGCAGAGCTTCATCGTAAAGCTGGTCTTACCGCTTCCGCTTCGCCCCCAGATGAACCAAACACCACCTCGCTCTGGTGCTCCGAAGGCATCTGCCCATTCTCCTTCAAATGGATAGGTTTCTTTCTTCATACGTAGCATATCGGTTACTGACATTGCTCTGTTCATTATTCTACTGTTTTATTGCTGTTCAAACGCTGATTTGTTGGTGTTTGAGCAGCCATTAACTTCACTCTATGAATGCTCTTCTTTACACGTCGTAGGTCGAACTCGTATTCTTCCGAATCTCTCACCACTTCTGATATGCGTGCTTTATCTGTTACGCCATTTGCCATACAAACCGCATAGACATCGTGGGCACCAGTCCGCTCCAGCTCGAAGAATTTGCGACCGATACGTGAGTGTATCTCGTTATATCCACACTTATTGTATCGCAGTCCCATTGTCATACGACGCTTGATGTAGCTTGTTGAGAAGAAGACGATACCACATTTATCCTCCAGACGATTATACAAGTCGATGAAGTAGTGAAACACACGCTCTGGCAACTTATCCGCCTCGTCGAAAAGCAGCAGCGGTGCCTGCATCTGAATGAGGTCATCAATGATTCTGTCGAGCAGCTCTCTAATGCTGTAACCTTCTGTACGCTGACCGATTCGGCGTGCTATCTCGCGAATAAAATCGCTCTTCTTCATATCTTCTGAACAGAGAATATAAAACACCTCGCCATACTCACTTGCATATAGCTTAGCAGTAGTTGTCTTTCCACATCCTGCTTCACCAACTACCCACGTAACGTTCTTAACCGTCTGAGCATCGTTCATAGCGAATACCATTTCCTGATAGGCTTTCGTTTCCACCACCTGCCAGTCTGTTCCTGCCGTGGTGCCTAACTGCGATGCGAGGTTGCGCCACATATCGTCGCTAATGTTTTCCCACTTGCCCTGCAGAATGCTGCTCACAGTTGCGCTACTTGTTCCTGTGAGGCTCTGTGCTGCCTTGTTCTGACTTGGGTACTTACCGACGTATTGTCTTAAACACTCCTGTATCTGTCCTTTTTCGTTCTTTGTTAGTTTCATATCGTATATAAAATTAAATTGTCTCTTCTGAGTTGTAACCTTATCACTTTTAATGCGTAAGTGGACCACTTTTGATGCGTAAGTGAATGACTTATCATTGGCTTCTTTATAGCTTTCCTGCTACCGAAGCCATATCAACCACAGTTGTCTCAACCTCCGCCCAGTCTTCAAGGCTTACTTGCTTCGTCTTTCTTCCTATCTTATACTCTTCAGGCGACTTGCTATAGATGCCTGTACGACGCTCTATCTGTCTGCGCTCGGCTGCTGTCATTCCCTTAGGCTTTGGACTGCGTAAGCCGTGCTGCTCTGGCATTACACCGTGAGCCTTTTCAATCTCACGTCCTGCAACGGTGCGCTCAATACGGTCGGTAGTATTCGCAGCCTGCTGCTGTCTGATGAATGCTGCTTCGCCTTCTGTCTGATCTTGTATGGCACGATGAATCACAACGTATGGTTCTGCTACTCGTTCAAACCGCAGACTGCCGTCAGCTTCCTTCTTATAGAGTCGGATACTTCCGAAGTCGTAAGGATCATACTTAACAACGAACCGCTCGTAAGTGTGCTGTCTTCGCCACTCGTGGTCTGGTACGCCCGGCTGGCTCATTACCTCGTATTGTCGCTTCTGCTTCTTAATCGTAACACTGATACCCTGGTCGGTGAAGGTGCTCATACGCTTAGCCGTTACCCAGAACATATCCACCATATCGTGTGCCGTAACCTGCTGCGTTTCCTCATTCACGCTGCTGTCGTAGGCTTCCTGTCTACTCTTGCCGTATGCAGGGTGTGCCATCTCGTTCCACTCCTTAGTAGCCTTTGCGTAAGCATCTTTCAGTTCCTCAAGCGTATAGAGTGAGTCTTTGTTTTCCTCAATAAATTCAAGGTTCGGACGGCTCGACATCTTCTTTGCCGTAATGTTCTGACCAGTGAAACGCCAATCCTTATGCAGCACCTGTTGTTGGAATCGACCGAACACTGCCTCAATGGTCTTTGATTCGCCGTTATAAGGTTGCGTGGTCCTATGCACGTGGCAAAGCTTCTTAAAAAGTCCGTCGGCATCAAGTTTCTTATGTCCGCCTTGGTTGTCGTGAACAATCTCGTAAGGCTTGTGCTTACTGGTCTGGATTGCCATGCGATAAGCGAGATATTGCGCCTCGTAATCCTCACTATCGCTGATGTGCCAACCAAGCATCACCTCACTCATCGCATCAATGACTACATAGACCTGTGTGGTGCGCACTTTTCCATTCTCGTCCTGGTAGTAGAGGTTCAGCTTCGTGCCGTCGCCATACCACAGCGCATCACGCTTCGTTGGGAGTGCCGTGCGGTGCTTGCGTCCAAACTTCTGTCGTGCTGCCTGCTCACCATGCACAGCATCGTACCATTGTGGCATAATCGCAGCACTGTTCAGCCATCGCTTCATACCGCTAAGGCTTTTCAGTGGTTTCCAGCCGTTTGCTTCTGC